TATTCACCATCTATGCGTTACACTGCCATACTGCCTTTCGCAATCAGCATGATTAGCACGGAATTGTCTGTTCTAGATGTTTCCCGTTTTTACCCGATTTTAGACCCGCTGACATTACGCGCACGGGTCGGCGCCAGCTATATATAATCCATACGGTGGGTCTTTTATAGGATACTCCCATATAACTACAGACCCATGTGGTTTATCATCTTTCTTTAAATGATACGTTGTTATATCTCCAGACTTCTTTTCTTCAGCTCTAACACCACCATTACCATCCCAAGCTAAGTCTACTATATGTTTCATATTTCGTAGCTTCTCATTGGTTCTAATGCGTGTTAATTGGTTCATTAACAACTACCTAGGGAAGATATTTTTACCAAGCTCTAACACAGCTTCTTGTGGCTTTAACGGACGCTCTGATACAAATCTATCAATAGATGTTTGTGAAGCTCCTCCGTCTTTAACCTTATTACGTTGAGCTATAAGTTCTTCTACAGCTTTCTCTTTAAGACTATTACCATCTTTATCCATAAACCTCTACTGTCCATTTTCATCAGTAGATTCCATATTAGACCAAGCTGGTACAAAGAATCCACATTTTGTATCGCCTTGACCGTCATCCCATATATTAGGAAATGATAGACAGTTAAATGCCTCTGGGTGATAGAATAAATTCTTAAGACCATCAAAGGCACCACCTTCCGTACCTCCAGTTCCAAACGCTATCATTAAACCGAATGCTACACCATCGTCAGTTTCAACAGCTGGTTGTTCAACTCGCCATGCTGTTTCTAAGTTTGGGAATTTACCACCCTCTTCAAACAGTACTAACTTACCACGAGTACCACGAAGTCTTTCAGGGTCATTCTTAAGAGTTATTCCAGTTATGCTTGAAAGATAACCTTGTTCTGTTTGTTTACCGAACTCATCAGTTATCTTAAAACCAGACACTCTTTCCATACGAGTGCTAGTTAATCTCTATTTAGACCATGCTGTATGTTTATCAACAAAGTCCATTATCTGCCATGCTTTAGTAAGAATACCATCTCCAATTAAGAACTTCTATTCTGAAGCTACAGCGAAGTTCTTTGAACCTGGTATCAACTCATAGTTCCTAACTAACATTGACGCACCTTTAAACGAGTATCCTCTTTGACGACACTTTAGGTTAACCATGTGTTTACCAGCACTCTCAGCTTCATCAACAGCATTGAAGTAGTAGTAGTCGTAGTCCCAGAATCTAGGGAAACCAAATATACGCTCACGTCTTGTTCTCTTGTCTCCAAATCTATCTGTGTACTCAACTTCCTATAACTTCATAATTGGACTGTAATTCAAGTAGAAGTAATTATACCCACTTATAGAATCACCGTCTGGTGCCGTGTATCCGTATAAACACCTGTTAGTTTCTTCGTCCCAATACTTAGCATAGTCAGTTGTACCTTTTGGTGCTAATGTATAACATCCATGTTCTTGAAAGAATATAGCAGCTTGTCTAAATTTATCACTATTGAGTATCTTCTTATTAAAGTCAACCATAATTATTTAGCAATTTCATACATGCCTATAACACCACCACCTTTAATCTTTCCAGACTCAAGCTATTCAGCTTTAGCTTGCTTCATTGCTACATCTAATGATTTAACAACTCCACTAACATCTTTAAGGATTCGTGTTATCTTTAAGGCTGTATCTATATCCATATTACCTTCTGAATACTAATTCAGAGTTTCAATCAATCCTTCCGCAGCTGATTGTGATGACTGTAGCAATCTGGTGCTAGGAGTCTGTTGAAACTCCTAGAACCTTTTTGCTAATATCTTCATGTCTGCTGTCGGTTTATATTTTTCATCATTGAATACATCTTTACCAATTATAGATGGTCTATCTTTCTCTGGGTACGCTTCATACGGGCTATTCCATTTATAAAGCCATACAATATATTCAATTTCCTTTAGCGCCTAAGATTTATCCTCCGCACTATTATAATGTTGTTTAAATGGAGGTATAGCTAAATCTTGTGTGCTAAGTTTTATTTTTCCACCTTGTATATCAAACATTATTAAATATCCTTAGCTAATATTTCACCTGCATGTATATTATCACATGTAACGCCAGTTATATATGGGTCTAAGTTACCAACATCTTCTTTAGTTTTAGCAGTCCATACTTCAAGTGCGCAGTTCCTTAAAACTAACCAATTTGCAAAGTTAGCATCCGCAGTTTTAAGATTATCAATGTTTACATCTATAAATAAATAAGCTTTAGATGCATTTGCGTCATTATTAAATTCTTCTATCTTGCTTAATACTGTGGTCCAATCTTGGATTGTTACTCCAATCTAACCAAAGTACACAATACCATATCTGTAACTCTAATCCTACTGAGCCATAAGTCTTAATGTATATGGAGTTGAAGAAATGAATGTAGCATTGCCTCTTAAACCGTATCTATTTACAATATCAAGAAGTTTTATAGCATATGGTTTACCATTATATCTTCCATTTGTAGTATCAATTGTATTAGCCTCCCACATCATACCTTGCTTTATTTCAATATATGGATGCAGACCACATTCTTTACATGTTTTACAGAACTCTTCGAGAGTATCAATTTTCTCTCCATTTGGTCCGTGAAATGCAAGTATGTCAGCTAACGTATGGTCTCCATATTTGTAAGTCTTATCAGTAAGTGTCACTGTACCATTTGTATAACCAACTGGAACATTATCATCATGACTTACTATAAACTTACCATCTTTTGTCATATATGTATCAGTTTCTACATACCTCCAACCTTCTTTTGCAGCAGCTCTAAATGCAGCTAATGAATTAGGTCTCTCCATTTTATGAAAACCTTGATGAGCTATACTACGCATAACCTTATCATCGTTAGTATGGTCTTTCTTAGCATCTGTCTTGGCTGTAGGTTTAAACTCTAGATTAGATGTTCTTAACATCACCCTTCCATAAGATGGTAGTGTATTAGTTTGAACTCCAGGATTATCATTTTCGGTAGCTATTAATATTACATAATAACTATCTTCTGTGACTGTATATTTCTTACCAGCGGTAGCCCAATCTGCCATACCAAATCTATTCTCAGCTTTTTTCCAGCCAATATACATTCTAAGAGTATTAGGAATTGTAATTACATCGCCTTGTTTTAAATTTGCTGTAAAATAAACACGTTTTATACCTTGGCTTATAGACCACATTGATAACGGCTTAATGGTAACATTACCATTAACAAACTCTGATGTTATATCTATATCCCAAGGACCATTGCTATTCAACTAAACTGCTGTTTCTATATCAGAAATAACTTGCTGTAATGATTTAGATTGAGTGGAAGCTACATTTGTTCCATCATAACCACCGATACCTTTAACGTAAAACTCAGTCTCTCTTATTTTACCAGTAGGTAAATCTTTATTCTTTAATGCACATTCTATGATATTAAAGTTATTATCTGGTAAAGTACCACCACCAACAGAGAATAGTGTATAGTATCTAAAATCATCAGTATCTTTCTTTTTACTTGATGATGTATTAAACCTTCCACAAGCAAGTTCACCAAAATTAGATACAGTATTACCATATCCAAAACAAGCAACTGAATTTGGACCAACACCTTCTGAAACTTCGTTTGATAAAAGAGCTACGCCAACATATATTGAGTTGTGACCAATACAGTTTATAAATGTACCTGAGACTATAGAAGAAGAACATCCTTCTATCCAAACACATGCTGCTATAACCGCATAATTATCTCTAAATTTTCTTAAATAATTATTATTCATTTCGATTGTGTTGTCATCAATTCTAGTAAAACTATTAGAAACTCTACTTATAACATTACTATTACCTGGCGCTTCTATAATTTTATTCTCACCATCTATAGTATTAACAGCAAAATTGTTAAGTATTGATAACAATCCTTTCTTTAATGAATATTCAATTATACTATTCTTTTTAACCTCAAGTCTTAAATTGGCATTTTCTGTATTTTTAACAACTTTAATGACTGCATGAGTACTGCTTGAAAAATTGCCATAAGACTTAGACAGAACCATAGAACCTGAACCTATTATTATATTCTTCCCACCGTAAGAATGATTAAGATATCCAGCTACAATACTTGAGTCGGAAACAACATTATTTGTTAAAATGTCATTTTTATAACTGTTACTTTGCAATACAATATTTGCAAACTTAGCATCAGTTTTTAGTCCTGTAGTGATGTTTTTTATTTCTATAGGTTCACTGCCATAACTACCTTCTTGTTTATCAATCTCAATAATCTTATCTAAATCTGACAAACTGCCTTGTGTTCCTGAATTACCTCCACCAGTACCAGCTAAAGCTAATGTAGCATTTGCATCTAATACATGTCCTCTTGGGAATCCTTTATCTTCATTACCGATTACAACATTGAGATGCTGAGGGCTTCCTATTCCGCCACCAGTAAGTACGGAATTAACTAATTTTGCTTTATTCATAATATTATCCGTTTATTGCATTATCTATCTCAGTTGTAGTTATTGCTACAGTCTTATTAAACATTGGCTTGAAATTAGTTCCATCCCAAATATATATCCCACCATTCTTCATATCGCAATAAAGTACATCTTGGAATGGAGTGGTTTGACCAGTATTACTTTCTCCGTATAAATATGATGTTGACCATGATTGATAATAGGTATTAAAACCAACTTTATATAATAGTTTATTTATACCTTCATCAAACACTACAGAACCATCGGTACTAGTTGTAGATTGTGATTG